GCGAAGATGTATACTTTTTAACCTTTAAAATACCATTCTGAATCATATATTCAATATGAATAGCTACTCCAATTTTAGCTTTATTAATTTCATCACCGTATGGGCTGTTCTCTGTAACAGCATACTTAATTGTATTAGGTGTAAACGCTGTAAATCTATTTTCATTTGCAACACCATCGATAGTTTGAGGTACTTCAACCTGTTTCATCTGAGGATCAAACATATAGTCCATCTGATATATACCTTTAAGATTTAGAGAAGGTAAATACCGTAATGCTAACTTAAGCTTATCAGCTAAACCTCCTGTACCGTGATTATCTGTGATATCTTGATCTGTATAGTTAATCTTTGGGTTCTTAGCGAAAGCTGACTTACTAGCGACAAAAAACTTACCACTTGTATCTAAACCTGCAACGATAGCAGGTGCTCCGTCAAATTTAGTAGAGATCTTATAGTCAGACTCATCAACAAAGTATGAAATAGATGATTCTATTTGACTAATAGCTTCAATAACTCCTTGCTTCCCTTTATTAAGAATATTCTCTTCTAAATGATCAATATGTTTTACTGCACCATCGATAGCGTCAAAAAATTCTAATATTACGTTGTGATGTTGTTTAAATGATTTCATTATATTTTTGGTCTAACTGAGAAGAATGCTCCTTGAGGCCCAGCAGATGGTAACAGGCTAGGAAAACCTACAGCAACTTTACTAAAAATAGATGTAGACTTACTCTCTATATCAGCTACCGCTATATATTGTAGCTTACCGAATGTACTCTTTTGCTTAGATGATGTACCTATAAAGAGTATATAATCGAAATCCTCTTGATCAGCATAGTACTTTAAGGCAAAGGAGAAATAATCCGCTTTAAACTTATTACTCATATTACCATTTTCATCTAAATTAGGCTCGATCCAGCTTAATAAATCTGATTCGTATTTTGCATTCGTATAGAGTTCTCTCAATCCATTAGCGTATAATTCAGCTATGTCACGCTTTGTTACATTGCCTGTTGCTACTAATTCGTTAGCAATCTGATCAATAAACCCATTACTATTTACTGCTATATTAAAGTTCGGGTTATTAAAATCTAATTGTAGTCCAGACTGTGAAATTAGCTGCTCAGTACCTTTTATAAGCGACCGTAAAGCGGCTGGCTGAGATCCATATCCTTTTTGACCGCGTAGCCTAGCACCGCTCCCCTTTATCTCGTATTGAGTGCTACCTATCTCAATATCGCCTCCAGCAGTTCCTTTACGGGCGCCGTCAACAAATAGTATCATAAAAGTTTCACCTCTACCAGTAACCGGTTGTGTTGTCGGTGCAAACTGTAATAATTCCCCAATTAGGTCACTATTAAGATCATATTTGTCTGATACCAGGTTGATTATGTTATTATTTGAAGCTGATAAAAACTCTTCTACCGGCATTTTATTTTCTAATGCGGCGAAGAATTTCTCTGGCTCATCATATCTGTATACAACTTCAATAACCTCTTTAACTTGAATAGCCGTCAGCCCAGAAAGTTGTAGAGATTCAATTGCATTCTTAATCCCACTATCAGATGTCTTGAGATATCGATAAGCCTTCTTAAACTGCTCACTATCGACCTCTATATCTGTATAAGTCTGATCAGAATCCTTTTTATATTTTACATTATATAAATCTTCATTTACTATTTGTTGCCGCGGCAGTTTACCAACTGATTTACCAGCAGATTCTTGTAAATACACTCGATCTAATGATTTCCAGCTCATACGTCAATATCTATCTCCGTAGAATAGCTTTTCATCATTTGAAGAATTCTACTCAATACTTCTTTAGCATTAGTTTCATTAATATCGGTAAGTTCATTGATATTATCAATGTCTTCAGGATCTAAATCCATTACCATAGCTTTCTTAAGAAGCCTAACATACATCACTTCACTTTCCGGCGAAAGAGCTACCGTTACTTCTTCAGCCGGCACATCAGCGGCTGGAGCTTCAGCACCTGGAGGTGGTGGAGCTTCATCAGCTTCATTAATTAAGTTAAGATCGTATATTTTTTTAAGAAATTTCATTTTATAGCTTTATCTTGTTAATTTTAGTTGAGACTTGCTTTAGTAAGTTACCGTATGCTTTTTTTATATCCTTTTCCGGCTTATCGAACGGATTTAATCCGCCCTTAGCTTCGCCTCCGGCTAACTTTTTAACTGTTTCGATAGTTTTTAAATCTTCCGGTTTTAAGCTAGTTTCATTATCTTCAATACGTGCTTCTTCGTCACTGAAGAATCCATCTAATGAGCGTATACTGCTTTCTTGATCTTCAATATGAAGATCATAATCTTCATTTTCAACGCCAATATAACTTTTTAACCCAGGTGCAATGAATTGATCATCTACAATCTTACCGTATCTATTATCTGGATAAAATTCAATTACACTTCTAAAGGTATTCAATGCATCACTTCGTGGTCTAATACCATGCGCTGATTTAAAATCATCTGAATATTCGCCGTGCATATCTGGATCAATAAGACCAACAGGGCCATCTAATCCGAATTTACTGATAGCCTCATCTCTTAGATCTTCATATTTCTGTAACGATACTAAATGAGCTTCTTTATCCTTTGCATTAATAGCTGCAAAAATTTCATCGCCTAGATCTACCATACTGTCTCTTAAATCAGTAGCTCCCGGTTCATCATAAGGTGATGTAGAGTCTGCTGCTGCCGGGTATTTATCATTAAATTTCTTTCTCATGAGTGCATCAATCTCACTATCAGTATTCTCCTTTAATACGTCATTAACTATTTGGTAAAATTTATTCATTATAATATTTATTTAATCAAAAGAAATTTTGTTGACAGCCTATCAAAGTAATTACTATTGAGCCATGTTAATTCATGCTTCTTACTGAAAGCTTTAGCTTTACTAAATGTAAATTCAGCAAAATCCTTTTTAGGTTTCTGTATATCGTTAAGTAGCATACTGCCTTTACCGTTCTTACTCTGTAATAGGTGATCAAAATAAGGTAGACTGTATTTGCTTGTATATATCTTAATGGGTAAAATTCTTTTCATGCTATTCAATACTATCTCAATTAACCGTATAATCTCAAATTCATCATAAAACTTAAGCATGGAGCATTCCGGTAATTGTGTGTTATTAAAAAATAATATATGCTTACTTTTGTAGGTGCTATTAAGAATAGCTTCTGAAAGACCGTGTATAATATAGTGGTATGCTAGTTTTTTAACATCAACATTTTTAATACCTTTATCTAAGATATCGAATGTGTGTAAGTCATTAATAATATTATCACTAATAATACTTGCAAAAATCTCATTACAATTAATGAGGCATATGTTATAAACTTCTAAATCTAACGACTTCACACGTTATTATATCATGGTTCCATAAAATCTTTAGGCGGTTTACCTATTCTACAGTTGATTATACCATTATAGTAGTCTTCACTCAACAAAACACCCTTATCGAACTGCATTTTCGTCTCGTAATAACCTAATTCGTATTTATTCTTGCAGAATCTTAAGATTTTAAATAAAAAATTTTGTTTACCGCTAATAGCTATATCGATATTAAGCCTATCACTTGAACCGGTGTACGTTTTCCAATCACTTTCAACATAATCAATCCGCTTTCTCTTTTTACCTTTAAGAGGCATGCGCCTAATCTTTTTAATCATCTGCTTTCTACCAATATATTTTTTATCGTTAGTTAGATTGGTAATTTCATATATAAATCCAAAAGCATCTGCTGGGATTGCTTCATAAACTTTCCAGTGACCTGTATCCATTGTATTAATTAATTCTTTTTCTTTGATTTTCTACGCGACTTCTTTTTACCACGCTTAATACTACCACGTCTAGTTTGAATGGCACCTAAAGCAAAAGGTTTTCTATAATCACCAGGTGCATACCAGTCTCCTGACTGAGAATGGCCAACAGCAGCTGCTGGTCCTAGAGCCCCACCACCGACTGTATTTTCATCTTCACCATGTACAGTTTTAAGCTTGCTATAATACTTAGGATCTTCTGCTAAATGCTGCTTTGCGATGACTGTCGCAACTGATATATCATCTGTATGCTCCATCTCAACCTTAATACCCATTTTAAGTTCTTTTTTATTATAATCTATATTTTCAACAGGCTTTAACATCTCAATAAATTTACGCTCAAACAAGTTAACGGTACTTTTTACCGGTAAAGAGCTTTTAGTAGTTGTTTTACTCATACTAGTACTTATAATCATATTGTGAGTATTATAGATCAATACGTAAAAGAAATTGAGACAGATCTACATGTAGATGAATTCAATATTAAAGATGTCTCAATGAAAACCCCCGGGCGTAAGCATTTTTGGGTTTGTAAGTTAATCCAACATAAAAGAAATCTTATTAGTATTAAAGCTCAGAGGTTTCAATTAAAGAAAGAAATAACTAAGCAAATTATTGAAAAGTCTCCGGTCAAAGTAACTACCCCTATTGCAGAACGAACAGCATATCAACACGATCAAATGATTGAGTTGCAGGTTAAAATAGATGAGCAAGAACTTATAATTGAGTTGCTAGAAAAGACCGAGAAAACATTTAGCTCACTTAGTTTTGACATTAAGAATATTGTTGAAATTATGAAAATGGAAACACTATGATTACTTTCGGTTTTGAGAAAGGTAAAATTCGTATGCAAGGCGAATTATTTTCGGATATACGCGAACATTTTAGTGTTAAAGACGATACTGCGCGTTTCCGTAAAGGTAGAGCTAAGTATTTTGCGAGTCGGTTATACTGCATCACACCTACTGGGTTATTTGAACCCGGGTTATTTTATGATATTATGCGCTTCATAAAAGAAAAATATCCTAATGAAGAGATTAGAATTGATAAGTTAATAGCTAGTGTAGTTAAGCCTGGCTTAACAGGTGCTAGGGTATATGATAACTTAACGCATAGTCTCCGAGATTATCAATATGCAGCATGCGAAAATGCAATTAAGCATGGTCGTGGTATATTAAAGATGGGTACAGGAGCAGGTAAAACATTAACAATATGCTCAATTTTAATGAGTGCTTTTTTACAGCGTAAAGATAGTTTTAAATGCTTAGTAATTGTACCAGATCTTACATTAGTAAATCAGACATTTTCCGATTTTGAAGATTACAGCGCTCTATTTAAATTTACGAGATGGACAGGGAAGATTAAACCGGATTTAACTGCGAATGTTATAATCGCAAACTTAGGTATACTGCAAAGTCAGTTTAAAAATAACGAATGGCTGCAAGATGTTGATATGTTAATTATTGATGAGTGTCATAAACTAAAGAAAAATAATAAAATTAACAAAATGGTACAGTCTATTAAAACTGTGCATAAATTTGGGTTAACCGGTACGTTGCCCGATACTAAGCCTGATGAATGGAATATTATAGGTAAAATAGGTAGTATAATTTATGAAAAAGATAGCTACAGTCTAAGAACCGAGCAACACCTAACTACAGCTAAAGCATCCATACTTAAAATAGGTTACAAGACGAAACCTAAACAAATAAAAAATGAAAATCCTTATAAGACGGAATTAGATTTTTTATATGAAAATGAATTTCGAAATAATATAATTTACCGTGTTTGTACAAACTTTAATAATAATATATTGATACTCATAAACCATATTATACATGGTGATGAATTATTTAACAAGTTAAAATCAATACCCGGTAAGCAGGTATATTTTATTCGTGGTGATGTTGATGTTGAAGAACGAGATAGGATCAAGCAGTTAATGGAGGTTAATACTGATGTAATATGCATAGCAATTAGCGCCATATTTTCGACTGGAGTTAATATCAAGAATATACATATGATTGTATTTGGAGCCGGTGGCAAGAGTTCTATTAGAACAATTCAATCTATTGGTAGAGGTCTAAGGTTACATAAAAATAAAGATAAACTTACAATTATTGATCTAGCTGATAATTTAAAATATGGTAAGCGCCATGTTGAGAAGAGAATAGAAATATATAATAATGAAAAGATACCTTTTAGTATCACCGATATAGTTGAAAAGTAGCTAACCATAGTATATAATTAACTTAATTATGGCAGTAGAAAAAATTGAAAAAGTTGAACCGGTAAAGGTTAAAAAGAGAAGAGGTCCTAAACCTAAGATAGATCAATATTATGTTAATCCTGTTGATTTTAAGCAGCAAATTCGCGAATACTATGTATCGGAAGTATGTATTTTTGAGTTAGCAAACTCATTAAAGAGGATTGCTTATGGCTTAGGCAATAAGTCTAATTTTATCAACTATACATACAAGGAGGATATGATCGGTGATGCACTAGTTAAGATGTATACTGCTCTTAAGAATAAAAAGTTTAATGTGGATTCAGAATATAATCCCTTTTCATATTTTACTACTATCGCATTCCATGCCTTTATTAATAGAATTAAAAAGGAGAAAAAAGCACACGAGACTCTTACAAATTATAAGGAGATGGTATATGAAGCAGAAATGTCGGAAGCAACTGACGGTCGAGTGTATGTTAAGCCAAGTTGCGATGATTTAGATTATAGCAGTTAATGGAAAATAAAACTGCAATATTTTCTGATATTCACTTAGGTGTGCATCAAAACAGTGATTTCTGGCTAGGTATCGCTAACAAGTGGGCAGACTGGTATATTATAGAGCTTAAAAAGCAAAATATTACAGACATAATATTTTGTGGTGACTTTTTTCATTATAGAGACGAGATTAGCGTTAAGACATTAAATTTTGCTAGAGATCTTTTAGATAAGTTTGATGATTTTAATATTACTATGATCACCGGTAATCATGATGCCTGGTATAAGGATACATCGGAGATTAATAGTTTATCAATATTAAAAGGTAGAAGTAATTTAACAATATATGATAAGCTGGAAACTATTACCGTTAGTAATAAGAAGTTAACCTTCTGCCCATGGGGTACTAAGATTAATGATATACCTGAAAGTGATATTGTATTCGGTCACTTTGAGTTAGAGAACTTCAAGATGAATGGATTTAAGGTATGTGACCATGGAGATGACCCGGAAGTTCTGATATCGAAGGCGCCGTTAATATTTACTGGTCACTTTCACTTAAGGGATGAAAAGACGTTTGAAGGCATGAAGCGAATTGTATATGTAGGTAATCCGTATGAGATGGATTTTGGAGATTCATTACAGACCAAAGGGTTTTATACTTTAAATATTGATGAGCAGACATATGAGTTTACTGAAAACACAATAACACCAAAACATGTTAAGGTTTTTCTATCAAAACTTATTACAGATAGTGACCCCATGAAGTTTTTTAATGATATTATTGCAAATAACATTATTAAGCTTATAATTGATAAAAACATTAATACAGATCATTTAGATTTATTAATAGCAAAATTAACTACTTTTAAGCCTTGTGAAATCAGAATAGATTACGATGTCAATTACAATAAAGTTAAGTTTTCGGAAGAAAGTGATTTCGATCTTTCCGGTGTTGATATAATTGAGGCAATAACTGAATTCGTAAATTTACTCGATATTGAAAATAAGCGAGAGGTAGTGAAATACACTACTGATCTCTTCGCTAGATCAACAGATAGACCATAATGAAATACGTTACATTTAAACAACTTAAAATAAAGAACTTCTTATCTGTAGGTGAAGATGAGGTATGCGTTGAATTCACTAAGGGGTTACATATTGTAACTGGTATAAACCGAGATAAAGAAGATAGGCGAAATGGAGTAGGTAAGAGTACACTTGCTGATGCTTTGTATTTTGCTATCTTCGGTAGCACTCTTAGAGAAATTAGAAAGCAATTTATACCGAATAATTTAACTGATGGTAAGTCAGTGGTTGAATTAATATTTACTATTAATGATCCACATTACGGTTCAAATGATTTTCATATTATACGTACACTCGGGCCGTCGAAGTGTAATATATTTAAAAATGGCGTCGATAAAACGAGAGATACTATTGGTAATACAAATCATTACATTGAAACTATATTGTCATCATCACCGGAAGTCTTCCAGAATTGTGTTATTATGACTCTCAATAATCACATACCATTTATGGCTAAAAATAAGGTTGATAAGAGAAAGTTTATTGAAAAAATATTCAGCTTAGAAATCTTCTCAAAAATGCTAGCGGAGTTGAGATCAGATCAAAATCTAATTAAGCAGGATTTTGATACTAATATTACTCGACTCGAAGAAACTAATACCTACTTAGCTGTGCAGCAATCTCAAAGAGATAGCTTTAACACTGACAAAGAGAAGAAGACGCAGACATTACATCTTAACATTAATAAGCATAAAAATGATTACACTGATGCAAATTTACGACTCGAGGCTATAGAGAAATTAGATGATACCCCCTATAAGAATAAGTTAGATGAATTTGAAGTATTAATAAATACTAAAAAACGTAATAGGGATGATATTAATAGTAATATTATTGAGCTAAAACTTACTCTAAAGAACGCTGTAGAATCATATAAACGTATTGGTACAGGTGAAGAAAATTGCCCTGTATGTTTACGCTCTATTAAAGACCATGATTTAGATCTTATTGAGGAAGAGAAGAAAAATCTTAAGAATACTATTAGCAATGATAAGGTAAGACTTGAAGAATTTACCAGTGAATTAGCAGCTGTTGACAGTGAAATAAATAAAGTTAACCAGGCGGTTAACGTTGTAACTGACAAAATAACAAATATCGAAAAGCAGAAATATGGTGTTGGTCATATTAGAGAGTCTACAGATTATATTAAAAGATGTATAACCGAGATGCAGGATGAACTTAATGCTACTAATACCAATACAAATACATTTAGTAAGATTGTAATTGAGTTAGAAGAAAAATCATCGAGAATTACTACAGATCTTGCTAATATTAAAAAGAGTATTGATATGCTCGATGTAGTTAAATTTGTTGTTAGTGAGGAAGGTGTAAAGAGTTATATCGTTAAAAAGATATTAAGAAACTTTAACTCCAAATTAACTTATTATTTAAAAAAGCTCGACAGTAATAGTATATGTGTTTTTAATGAATACTTTGAAGAAGAGATTTTAAATGAGAAAGGTAAGATATGCCTCTATAATAATTTCTCTGGTGCAGAGAGGAAGGCTATTGACTTAGCATGCCTCTTCTCTTTTATGGATATGAGAAAAGCACAAGGTGATGTGCACTATAACTTAAGTTTTTATGATGAATTATTTGATAGTAGTTTGGACGAGAGGGGAGTTGATCTCGTTCTCGAAATCTTAAATGAAAGAGTAGAAAAATTAGATGAATGTGTGTTTGTTATCAGTCACCGGAAGGAAAGTATAAAAGCAGCAACCGGTGATATTATATTTTTAGAGAAGCATAATGGCATTACAAGACGCGTTAACTTTGTGGATTAGCGTGAGATTTGTTATAATTATATACATATGATAGTTCAAGGAAATACACCATTTCAGCTTAATACGCCGCCGCATCCAAATGCGATTCGCCCTAGCGCACCTATAGTAACTTCAAGTCCAAAAGCTGTAGCTGCGCCACCTGAAGCTGGAATGCCACGCTTCATGAATTATTATGCTGATTATAGTGGTTGTGGTCATTGGAGAATGATATGGCCAGAGCAAATTATGAATGCTCACAGTAAAGCAGTTGTACATGGAACAACCGTAATGAACGGTGATCCTAGATATTACGGGGGTGTTAAGGGCGTTAGGATTCAGAGACAAGCAACTCCACAGCAATTAGAGTTTGTTAAATTTCTTAGAAATATGGCAGATAAAACTGGTATGCGTCTTATATATGAAATTGATGATATTTGTTTTGCTGAAGATATTCCTGACTATAACAAGTATAAAGGTGCATTTACAGATCCTAAGATAAGACAATCAGCACAGGAGATGATGGCTATGTGTGATGAGATTACTGTTACATGCCCATTTATGAGAGATTACTATCGCGATAAGACTGGTAACCCGAATGTAACAGTTATCCCAAATTTTATGCCTAAATTCTGGATTGGTGGTAAATCTGATATCAGTCGTACAATGGAGAGTTATGAAAGAAATAAGAAAAAGCCTCGCATTTTATATGCCGGTTCAGGAGCTCACTTTGATGTAGATAATAGAGTAAAGCAACGAGATGATTTTCATCACGTTAATGAAGTTATTGCAAAGACGGTCGATAAATATCAATGGGTATTTTTAGGCGCCTTCCCTCTAACGCTAAAACCTCTAATCCAAGCAGGTAAAATTGAATTTCATCCATGGAAGCGCTTGTATGAGTACGGTCAAGGGTTATATGATTTAAATGTAAATATGATCGTTGCTCCACTGCAGGACAGTATCTTTAATCGTTCAAAATCTGATTTAAAATATATTGAAGCATGCGCGCTTGGATTACCTATTGCATGTCAAGATATGTGTACATACGAAAATGCTCCTATTAAATTTAAAACTGGTGCGGAGATGATCGCGCAGATTGAAAACACACTGCAAGATAGAAAACGCTATAAAGCTTTATGTAAGAAAGCTAGTCAGTATGCGGATACCCGGTGGTTAGAAGATGATAAGAATATCGACTGCTACACAGAGCTATATCAATATAATGTAGGCGACCCACGTAGAGTTAACTTGAATAGGTATAATTAACTTCTACTATTGATAACTCATACATACCATATATAATCATATATATATGAGTTATCGTAATGCAATTTATAATAGTCGTGAAAGTACTGTCACCTTATTTACGTGGGATGAAGAGGGTAATAGAGTGCGGTTTGAAACTAGTGTCGAACCGTATCTGTATGTAGAGGGCCCCGGCAATTACGAATCTATATTCGGTACTAAGTTAATAAAGAAGAAGTTTAATACCCAGTATAGTCGTTACAAATTCTTGAAAGACTCTGGTATAAAAAGAGTATTTGAAAATCTACCAGCTCATCAACAGTTTCTTGTTGATACGTACTGGAAGGTAAACGAGGAACCGGAATTTAATAATCAGCCTATTAAGACGATGTTTATTGATATCGAGACATATTCACCTGATACCTTCCCTGATATTCAAACAGCTAATCACCCCGTAACTGTTATAACTGTTTACGATTCCCTTGCAGATAAATTTACAACATGGGGCGTCAAACCGTATAATAATACGCAGGATGACGTCACATATATTCATTGTGCGGATGAAAAGGATCTCTTTAAGGCTTATATTCAATTTTTAGAATTGGATTACCCAGATATTCTATCTGGCTGGAATTCGGAGTTCTTTGATATACCATACATCGTAAATCGCTGCCGTCGTATCTTAGGTGATGAGTGGGTTGATCGTATGTCACCAGTCGGTAATGTATATAGTAGAACGATCAGAGGTCAGTTCGGAGCTGAACAGGTAAAGTGGTATATAGAGGGAGTATCCCTTATTGATTACCTTGACGTATATAAGAAGTTCACCCAAGGTCTCCGTGAAAGTTATAAGCTAGATGCTATTGGTGAGCTCGAGCTCGATCAGAAGAAAGTCGAATTTGGTAATATGAATCTTGCAACGCTGTCAGATGATGACTGGCAGACGTTCGTGGATTATAATATTCAGGACGTTAGATTGCTTAAGCATTTAGAGGTTAAGTTAAAATTTATTGAGTTGATACGTATGCTAGCATATACTGGCTTAACTACATTTGAGGCAGCCATGGGCTCATTATCTGTAATTAACGGGGCTACAGCTATTAGGGGCAGACGTAGGGGCCAGCTTATACATACCTTTATACGCAATGAAGATACAGGTAAGAATCCGGGTGCGTATGTTGGCGTACCACTTAATGGATTTCAGACTGATATCATCTCGTTTGATGCTAATTCTCTATACCCGAATGTGATGATATCTTTAAATATGTCCCCGGAAACTAAGGTAGGTAAGATTGAAGATAGGACAGAAAAGGATGTAACTATTCGACATGTTAATGGTAAGACATTCACTCTACCAATTAGTAACTTTGCGAAGTTCGTTAATGATGAGAAAATATCAATAAGTAAGGCTAATGTACTTTTTACTCAGAAACGTAAAGGTGTTATGCCTGAGATTCTTGATGAGTATTATAATAAGCGGGTGGTAGTAAAAAAGGAATTAACTGCTCTCAGGCATGCATATAGTAAGACTAAGGATAAAGTTACTAAGATTAAGATAGATCAATTAGATGCGAAGCAGTTATGTATTAAGATTTTTATTAATTCTATCTATGGTTATTTTGGTAACAAAAACGCTCCCTTCGGTGATGATGATATTGCTAGTTCAATTACCCTTACCGGTCAAGCAGTTATTAAAACATCTAACGAATTGCTCAAGCAGTATATTACCGAGCGGGTAGGAATAAAGGATACTAAGATATTGAATGACTGTGTTATTTATAACGATACGGATAGCTCGTACATCTCAATTAAGTCAATTATTGATAATACTGATATTGAATTTACGGGTCCGGATGGTAAGCTTACACCTGAGCTACATACTGAAGTTCAGGACATCGAAGACTATCTTAATGAACATATTAAAACATGGGGTGTAAAGAGTTTAAACTCTAAGGATTGCAGGTTTGTCTTCAAGCGTGAGATGATCGCAGACATAGGTGTATTCTTAGCTAAGAAGCGGTATGTTATGCATATTCTAGACGATGAGGGAATTGAGATGGATAAATACAAGTATACTGGCGTAGATGTTGTTCGGAGTACTATGCCAGCTGCAATTAAACCGTATGTTAAGAATATTATTGAGATCATGCTGAATACACGTGATATTACAAAGACAAACGAGGTATTGAATGAAGCATATAAGCTATTTAAAAATCTACCGGTCGAGGATATTGCACGTATATCCGGTATTAAAAATTATGAAAAGTATGCATCAGGCTGCGATGGATTTACAACAGCAAAAGGTATGCCTAACCATGTTAAATCAGCATATTTTCATAATATACTCTTACGTCGATTCAATATTGAAAACGAGTATGAGTCAATCAGTAGTGGTGATAAGGTAAGATATTTTTACGTGCAGAAACCAAACGCCTATAACATAGATAGTATTGCGTACAAGTATTATTACCCTGATAAATTTAAGCAGTGTTTTCATGTCGATTATGACAAAATGTTCGATAAGATTATCTTCTCAGCTATTCAACCCTTCTATGAAAATGTTAACTGGGCAGTGCAGAAACCAGGCTCACTAACTCAGACAAACTTATTAGACCTTTTGGGTTGATTATATAGAACTATAACATATAATACGTGTATGGAAGAAGAAAAATATATTACATTCATCGATAACGCCGGGCGCTCAATTTTTGGCGCACTTACAGTAGAGACTTCTGATACAGTACAGGTACGAAATCCTGTAATGATCGGAGTGCAGCAGCAAGAAAATGGGCAAATGTCCGTTCAGCTCTTCCCGCTGTTTTTTGCAGAGTTTGTAACACCTGCAGGTGATGAACAATCACGCGACAGTCTATTTACATATAATAAGACTGCAATTGCACTCGGGAGTAACTTTGAGGTTGACCCACGGATTATTGCTCAGTATGTGAAAATTGTTAATCCCGTCTTAGTACCGACCGACGCGTCAGCTGATGATGGTGAAGTTATTAAGTTGTTTGACGACTAGTAAAAAATATTGATTATAAAAATACAATACAGCCTACGGGCTGTATTTTTTTATGTCTACTATTGCAAATAGCTGATGGTTGTATTAAAATA